AGGTGGAGGCGGCGGTGTAAACACAGGCGCAGCCACAGGTGGAGGTGCTACAGGCTCTGGTGGAGGCGTAAACACAGGAGGCGCAGGTGGAGGCTCTGGTGGAGGAGGTAGATTTATACCACCAACACCACCTGTTCCATCCCATTGAAAAACAGGCGCATTGCCAGCAAAGAAATTTGAGTAGCCTTGACCACCGCCCTCGATAAAGTCATCCCTAAAAAGACCGCCATTGTCTTCGTAGTTGGCATACATCGGGGTATCAGAAAGGAAAGGTCTATACATCATTATCTCCATAGAGTAATGGACTGCATGATGCGTCATCCTTAGACATAATTATACCTAAATTATCCAATAACAACATATTTGTAAGTCTTGTTAGCAGTTGAATTTGCAAAGTGGCTAATAGTAGCCGTTCCCTGTCCTTGGCTACTGGCATAAACACCATTAAAAGTACCAGAGCCACCTACTAAGTTCATAGTTGCTATAACTGATGGCACAGCAGGTCTTGTTGGGCTTGTGCTAGTACCATAATGTTCAATACTTACACCAGTATTTTCAGTTCTCCACATAATCTCAACGTAATCATTAGCAGCCATGTCAATAAAGAAATTCAATGCAGCAATGATATGGCTTGGGTCGCCAGCACTTTTCCTTGCAGGAGGGTGAAATCTACTGTTTGAGTTTGCGATGTTTGTACCATTCTTGCGAAACCAAATATCAACGTCATGTCCATCGTTTGTGGTGTTTTTCAGTTGAATAGAAAACTGTAAATTGTAGAGTCCTGCGTTTTTTACGTTTAATCTTGAACTATTTGATAACGTAACTCCATTAGAGAAGTCAGTTGTATTAAATGTAATTGGGTAAGCAACAGTCGTGCTAGCAGCAGTTTGGTCTGTAGAGTCTTGAAACGCACCATAAGGAGCAGAATCAGCAAACGCAGCAGCCGAGTCAGGGACAAACAAGATAACGCTATCCCCACCAATCCTTCTGTCATTCAGAGTGGTAGTCGTAGCACCACCAGTAGCCAAGGTTAGCGTTCCAGTATTGTTGGTTTTGCCATCCATGATTCCACGGATAATCTCAGCAGTCTGTCGCTGATCTCCACCAAACGGAGGAAGCGTTCTAAACATTATCTAACTCCCTGACCTTGGAAATCTACATCCAAGGCAACAGCAGTCTTCCATTGACCAGTAGGAGTTACTTGGAACTGGTGGAAGTTACCATTCGATCTCAGAGATACCCTGTTATCAGAATCAGCCGCCAGAGCCGTACCAAACACAGGTGCTTCACTCAATAGTGTTCTAGAAGCCACAGCCACATTAGCAGAGCCTCCATCAATCAAAGGTCTAGCAAGGGTTACTACTGATCTGCCGCCTGCATTTAGATCACCAGTTACGATATTACCTGTAGCGTTAGCCCCGTTATAGGTAACGACATATCTGCCATTCGTACCTCCAAGGAAATACTTTCCACCCATGTAAAGAATAGAGTCCAAGCTAACAGTCAAAGCATCAATGCTGTTAGAGATCGAATCTAGGTTTTCTAGGGTAGTTGCAGCAGTAGAAGCATCAGAGATGTAGTCAGCACCAGCATCACCATAAGTCCACTTCTTAGTGTTGAAGTTATAAATTAACAACTGTCTGTTACCAAAAGTAGTTCTAAAGTTCCAGATAATCAGCTTACGAACAGGGTCTACAGCCGCAGACATTAGATTAAACTGGCTCTCATCAGCGTTAGCAAAGAACCAACGATCTACCTTCTCTGTGCCAATCCCAATAACACTCTGACCATCGCACGAGTAAAAACCATCGTCTGACAAAAAGAAAGTGATACTTTGGACTTGAGCAATCGAGCCTGAAGCGATACATCCTTTACCACGAGAGATATTGTCAAACTGGAAAATAAACGGAGTGCCGACATAACTCATGCGGGTTATTCCCTTTTCCAAGAGAATAATTCCTACCTCACCACCACGAATCCCCATGATCTGACCGCCATCAGGAATGTCTTGGTAGTCAGATTGGGTTACTTGATCTGCAACCCATTCAGTCTCGTCATTGATACCAGACCATTGAACCCTTGATGGATAAAGAGTAGATGAAGCGTTGATAAACGCAGTCACCACAAAATCACGCACGACAGTTAAATAGCGACAGATTGGGGCGTTAGCCGATAGGTTAGCAAACGCAGTAGAAGTACCCAAAGTAAAAACCTGCATTGGGTCACTAAAGTTAGTCCCAATGATGGCATTACCGAATTGAGTAAATCTAAATCTGTCGCCATAAGCGTTAGGAGTGTATCCACCAGACTTAGAAACATTGGTCAAAGCACCAACACCACTCACGCTAAAAATCTTAGTAGTTCCAGCAGCAAATAACTTAGTGTCGTTTGTAGGTGTTTTCCCTGCTACCAATGTAGTAAGGTCTTCAGAGGCTTGTTGTGAGAATGTAGCCGCAGTTGGGAGTGGGCCATAACCCACAGCCTGAGAGACTACGTTCTTTGCGTCAACCAAAGCACCAGTAATGCTAGGTTGGTCAGGCATCCATTCACCAAAGTTTAGTTTTGTCGTTGCCATGTGTTACTTCCTTGAGCCTGAATTGTCCAAGTATTGTCGTTAGCAGATACTGGTGTCCATGTGTTTGTGTCACTCGATACTGTTGTCCAAGTGTTTGAGTCTGTAGAAACAGGAGTCCAAGTGTTGTCGTCTTTGGGTACTGGTGTCCAGTTCTCACCAAGGATTACACCCTTTGCGGTGATCGTAGCCGTGCCAGTAATGCTACCAACTCCTGCGTATATCGCAGAGGCATTAGCAGTAACATTTCCAGTTACGTTAATACTTGCCTTACCTGCAACAACTAAACCACCATTAGCAGTAAATGTTGCGTTACCAGTAATAACCGCTACAGCATCACGCACCCTAATTGCATCAGCAGTAACAGTCGCATTACCAGTAACAGAGGCAGAACCATTAGCTATGATTCCACCTAAAGCAGTTACATTGGCATTACCAGTAATAGCCGCATTGCCAAACTGGACACGAGTTCCAATTGCCGTTACATCAGCGTTACCCGTGATACTTCCAGAGGCAAACTGAACACGAGTTCCATTTGCAGTAACTGTTGTATTAGCATCTATCGCACCAGAGCCAAACTGAACCCTAGTACCTGCACAACCAACACTAGCACTAGCACTCATGCTTGCACTAGCAAACTGAATCCTTACAGCATTAGCCGTGACTGTTGCCGTACCATTTACTGCCGCTACACCATTTTGAACCCTTACTGCGTTAGCCGTAACAGTCGCAGAAGCACTCACAGACCCATAGGCATCCCATAGGGTAACTGAGGTGGTGTAGAGTGGACTATCGAGTGTGAGTGTTAAGTCATCAATGCTAGACTTTAAATTGTCTAGCGAGTCAATTGTCCACGGAGGCAGTAAATCAGCCATCTCACGCTAAAGTAACGCTCAATGAACCAGAGGCAATGCGAAACACATCACCAGTTGCAATAGTCTTAGAAGCGTCTAGTGGTGTGTGATACAGCAAGTTACCTGTAGTCAAAGCATCACGGATTCCAATGTGAGTAATCGTGCCCCATGAGCCACCAGCTTGAGGAAACTCAACAGCCGCAGAGTTGGTAGTCGCACCATTGCTAGGCGCACCAAAAGTCACAGCTTGACGAGCATACGATGTACCAGAACACTCAGTTCCAGTATCAGCATCAGTTGGGTCAGAAGTGTACAAAGCCACATACACAGTCGTTGGTGCTGTGTAGCTAGTTGCTCTCAAAGTTACGTTGATAAGAGCATTTTCCAAATAATTGCTTAATTCAGCCATAGTTTCACCTTGCAGTAAGTTTCATTGCTAATGGGACACCAGAGTACTGAGTATTCTCATCAGACCTAGTGAGAGAGGAAATCGCACGATCGTACATAGAACCCCATGTATTGACACGACCATCGTTCATTAAATACGGCTCTGCCTCAAGCAAAGCAGCATAAAGTAGTGCGTCAGGTGCAACAGTTAAAAACACATTAGATGCGTTTGTACTAGACATATATGCAGGAGCAGAATAGTACAAGAGTCTTAGTGTGTAAACGCCATCAGGAGGAGGCGACATTAGAAACTCGTTAGCCAAGATTGTGTAAGACTTAGGAACACCAACTTCTGATGCTCTTGGGTCATTAGACAATGCAGAGGGGCTAGAGTAACTCAATGGTTGAATTGGGTTTGTCAAAACAACAAAATCACGAATCTCTAAAAAGTCGCTAGGCACTTCAACAGTTGAGTCACCAGATACTGTAGCCGTTGTTACAGACTTGAGCATTTGACGAACACGCAGTTCTCTACGCAGACGATTCTCAGCAAATGTAATGAAGTCTGGAATCTGGTTAGTCAGATCAGACCGAGCCAAGTAACCTGCAATCGAGATCTTTAAATCAGAGTATGTTGCGAAACTCATACTACTCCTGTCCTAGTGCGCCATGCACGATTCATTGGGTCATTCAACCAAGCAGCAAAACGCTTGTCATCAAGAACAGCAAAGCCACGCATGATGCCTTGTTTGTTTAGATCATCAATCACAGTCATTGGGATAGATGCGACCTTGTTGCCAAACAGTTCGTCAGACCATCTTGCACGTTCATCAAAGGAGTTATATTCATTTTTATTCTGCTCAACAATGTCTGAAACATCTTGACGAGTTTGAATAACGATGCCGCCCTCACCATCAGCATGAACAGCAGTTTGTTTAAAGTTTTGCATAGCTTAATTCTAACAGTTTGGCTAGAAAAGAAAATGCCCCAGAGGTTTAAGTCTGAGGCATTTTTCGGAGTTACCTTAAATTAAGGTGTGAGGTCGGCAATGATGCCATGTGCAGCTTCGTTACGAACTTCCAATGTGTACTCGCACAGCAACTGTGTAGACTCATTGTCACCAGTAACAGCCAACTCGTTGGTCTGGAAAGGGCGCAAGTAAGCGATAGCAGCCATGTCGGGGTCAAGCACAAATGCTGTCTCATCGCATGAGTTGGTAGAAGTCATGAAACGGTTAGGCACAACAGAAACTGTACCGAAATCGCTCAAATAGACATCAGCCGCACCAATGATGGTGGTAGGAGCATTTGAGGGGGCCATGAAGCGTTGAGCAGCGATACCAGCAAAAGCAGAAACAACTTGCTTGTGTGCAGGGTTGACCATCAACACTTTAGGATTGCCACCAGCAGCGTAGACTTGACGAATAACAGTTTTCAACAATGCTTCGTCAAAGGTGCGGTTTGTACCATTTCCACGAGCAGTTGTACCCAAGTTACCAGCAGTACCAGAAGTACCACCAGAGAAGTTGGTGTTCAACCATGCTTGCAGACCACCCAATTTACGAGCAGTAGTAGAGTTGCCGTTAGCAGCAACTTGGTTGCTCAACACAGAAGTTTCCATGTCACGCTTGATTTCGCTAGAAGCCTTAGCCAACTGATAAGCCTTTTCAGACTTACGACCAGCTTTGTCAACAGCGTTCAAAGTGCCAGAAATCTTTACAGTTTTCTGTGCAATCTGGCAGCGGTTGCCAACACGGGTAGTTGGAGACATAGTTGCGTCAGAAGCGGTGTCGCCTTCAACAGCAAAGTTTGACAAAGTGGCGGCTGCCAAAGAGTCGGTTTGCCACTCGTGCAGAACAGCAGTAGCTTTGGTTTTACCTACAGACGAAAAAAATGGGGTTTCTGTTGGTGAAATCGAATAAATAACATCCGAAAGGTCTTCACGCATACCGATTGCGGTATATGTTTGATATGTAGGCATAATTTACTCCAAAAATTTAAAAGAATCGTTCAAATGCTTTGGCAGCGTCTGAGACTTTTCCTGTCTCACGCAACCTTTGCATCGCTTGTTTGTCACTTGATGACTTAGTAGGAGGGGCAGAAGTTCCTGATCGCATCATCTTAGGAGCAGCTTGAAGTTTCTTGTTTACCTCTGGCTTGCTCTTTTGAAGTTGCGCGTACTTCATTCCGTTATACAAAGTCACCACAGCACGACTGTCATATAGTTGACTGAGTTCTTGGTCAGTCCACCCAACAGACTTCGCATAGTCACGGATTTGTTTCCGAACCGCATCACCCTGTGGCGTAGCTAACTCAGGAATCAAACTGGTTAACTTCTCAGATTCTTGACGGAGATGGTTTTGCAAAGAGGCATGATGCTCAGATTGTTGCTGTTGGGCAAGTCTTTGCTGTTCCTGTCTAACTACTGCTAATTGCTTCTCACGCTGACTCTGTTCAGCAACCGCCACGGCATAGCCAATGGGGTCTGTTTCCTTTAGAACATCTAAGTTAACACCCTGATCTTGCTGCGTAAGGAAGCTATCCAACGCTTGCAACTTCTGGGCATACGCTTGTCGCTCTTGTTTCACATACTCTAAGTGTTGACGTTCAGCTTCAAGAGCTTTACGTTGTTCAGCTAGAGCCTGAGACTTTTTAGTGTAATCTGCACCTTGTTGATAACCCTTAATGAGTTCGTCAAGTTCTACCTCAACTTCCTCACCACTTGCCTTGACTTTATATCTAGGCTTAGGCTCCTCAGATTCCTCCGAGTATTCAACTTCATCAGTCTCTTGTTGGTCTTCTAGTTGACCTTCGGCTTGGCCTTGTTCGGCTTCCTCAGAATCACCCATCATCCCTTCAAACGCTGAAGCGGCTTGGTTTACATCTAGGCTTTCACTCCCGCTTGGGTTGGTGTTTTCCATTTGTCATCTCAAAAATCGCTAGAAACCTTCTAGACGGAGGTGTGGTTTTTATACCACAGAAATCAAAGTATCTTCCACTTTTTCTCTTTGATTAAAGTTTCCGAGGCCAAGCCTTCTAGGTGTCCTGTAATCAAGTCGATTGTCTTGATATGTCGGTAAGCATCTTCTCTTACACCTATATCACTACTATTTGTGTTAATTATCACACTAATCTGTTCTTTTTTCAAATTATCTATGACTTCTTTGAAAAAGTCATCGTTTAACAGATTCTTAGCCCATTGAGCCTTGAGGTGTTTGTCCATATTGGCTTTGTATTCCTGCAATTACATCGTTGATCGAAAGGTTCTGTGTTGGGATTGATTCTCTTGAACCACCCAAGATTTTGGTCAACTCATTAAACGTCATGTTAGATGGGTTGGTAGAAGTTGGCATTGCAGGGGCTTTGCCGTAGTCAGGGCTTAACAACTGTTCCCATTGAGTGCCACGAAGCATCTCTTTATTACCGAAGTCAATTGGTGCTAAAGGTGTGAACGCTGCTGTACCTGTAGGTTTAATTGGGCTAGTCCAATCGCTAGGTATAGGTACTATTGGGAAGCCACCAGAGCCACCGCCCTCAAGTGCTTTGTTTGCACCTGCGATTGTTGCAACAACACCTGCGGCTCGAATGGCATCGGATACACCTAAACCAGACTTAGCGGCATTTGCAACATTTGAAGCCGTAGCCGCACCTTCATTCAGTTTAGCCGCAACAGACTCAGGAGTTATCCCACCAGCAGCACCTGTAAAGATGCCACTGCCACCAGTTAAAGCGGTATTTGTAACTGTTGGTGCGCCTGTAGCCAAGGCATTACCCAATTCAGCAGCACCAGCAGAACCGCCAGAGCCACCCAAAGCCAAATCTAGTTGAGCAAGTTCAGCTTCGGTCATTGCACTACCAAGCAAACCTGAACCGCCACCCATGCCTGTAGCACCTTCAGCCAGTTTAGCGGCTACAGAGTCAGCAGTAATGCCACCAGCAGTACCTGTTAAAAGACCGCTACCGCCCGTCAAACTTGTCACTGTTGGTACAGTTGCACCTGTTAGCAAAGCATTGCCAAGAGAAGTAGCACCAGCAGAGCCACCTACACCACCTAAAGCTAGGTCTAATTGAGCAAGTTCAGCCGCTGTCATGCCAGCAGCACCTGCGCTACCTGCGGCTGCACCACCTGTTGCACCTGCTGCACCTAAAGACTCTAACCCACCAAGACCAGCCGCCAACAAAGCCATTGTTGCAAAAGGCTTGATGATCTCAGCAGCATTAGAACTAGATGCGCCTGTAGTGTAGAAAACTGGTTTGCCATCAGGAGTGAAATCTACTCGGTAGCCTGTGTTACCTTTGCCCTCAAAAGTACCACCAAAAGCATTGCCTGTTTGACGCTCGCTGTAAGTAACTGGAACAGCTTGACCAGTTACTTTATTCCCAAAGGTTTGTTCTTCTTGAGTTTGATAGATTGGAGTGCCATCTACACCCTCACCCATGTATAACTCAACTTGCTTGGTTACAGGGCCAAACTGGTTAATGTCGGTAATCCCAATGCTATCCAAGATGCGAGCCATGTCTTTGGTAGCCGCATCAGCACCATATCCACCTGTCCACTTGTCGGTAGTGCCTTGCGATTGAATCTGCTTAATGAGATTATCAATGTTTGACATGATTAACCCTTAATCTCTACGTTAGAAGTGATACCAGCACCAACCTTCATTGCTTTCAATTGAGCCTCAACCTCAAACTCTTGCTGTTTCATAGCGAAGTAAGCCTGTTGTTTCTCACGCTCTAATTGCAACTTAGCCGCTTCTTTCTCACGAAGTAACTGCATCTCAAGGCCAGCCTTTTGTTGAGCCATTTGCATATCAATCTGCATTTGCTGTTGTTGCAGTTGCATATCAGCTTGGGCTTTTTGTTGGTTAGCCTGAATCTCAGCCTGAGTCTTTTGCATCAATGCCTGAACTTCTGGAGGCATCTGTGGTTGTTGTGGAGGAGGAGGATTAGACAACTGCTGATCTTGCTCTGGTGTGATTGCTTTGTAGAACTCACCAGAATCCTTAAATCCTGCCAACTCAACCATTCGACCCAAGGTAGAACGATACTGAGCAGGGCTGACATAAGGATTGGCAGGGCCGTACTGGTTAATCAGTTGCTCTTGTTTGGCAAGAACCATCTGAAGCATAGCCATTTGCTCTTGTCTGTTACCAGCACCCAAACCTACGTTAATCGCTACATCGTATTGATTAGCCCATGTGCGAGGGTCAAACTCTACAAATTCACCTCTCATACGCACCAAACGAGGCTTGTCTTGGTACTTGCACAATAGATGCAAGATGCCCTTAAACAGAGACTTAACGCCTGTCTCAGCAAACAAACGAGCCATCAACTCAATCTTACCTGCGCCAGCTTGTTGCATAGAAGCAACAGCCGCAGCAGTCACGTTCTGCAAGATAGATGGGTCTAAACCCTGTGAAGCATCAGATACGCCTGTACGCTTCGATTGCATGGTGTCCAAGTACTGAAGCATTGGGAAAGCCGCTTGAGCCACATTGGTCACATTAAGTTGCGACACAGCTCCTTGAGACTTAGCACGAATAACACCACCAGCAGTAGATGTAAGAAGGTCGTCAAGGTTTACCTGCCCTTCAACAGCGACAACACGAGCATTGTTTGTCAGATAGAGGTTATCCAGAATCTGACGAGTGATCGTAGTCTTGATTAGCTGAATGTCTGTGGTTCTATCAGCAAGTGAGTTGCCAAAGAACTTGTGTGGGATTGGGATGGGGCAGATTGAGTGGAAAGGAACGTAGTCCACTTCCTCAACCATCTCTTTACCCTTCTTGTCCTCAAGAATCTCGTTACCTGCGTAGAACACCTGAACGAGTGAGGCAATACCCTTACCATTTACATCAGTCTTTACATAGCACTCAAAGACCTCAATCTCTTGCATGGATGGGTCATCAGTCTGGACTTGGTAAGGTTGCTCACCAGCAGAGAAACGAGCCACACGCTCAGGAGTGTATGCAAGAGCATCACCCATTTGCAGACCTTCAACTTGCTTTTTGTTAAAGCCCATAGCGATTAGATCACTACGAGTCAGCATTTGTCTGTGGGCTACGAATGGGCTGTCAGCAATGGTACGAGCTTTCTTGCTAATCAAGAACTCCTCTGGGGGTACATTCTCAATGCGAACCCGACCGACCATCTTTTTCTGCTGCACAACCACGTTGTGAATGGAGTTAATCATTGGCTGACCCATCTGATCAAACGCAGGATTACCCATTTGATCTAGGATAGGGAATTCCTCTGTGTCTTGCTCGACAATCTCCATTGTGTCGTCAGACATAAGCATTGCCAACTCATCGTTAGACAAGTTGAAGTAACGCTCTTTGGTAATGTTTTCCTCGTCAGCCCAATATGCTTTCACCACTCCATTTTTCTGAAGCAGAGCATCCTTAAACCAATCATGGAGAATGGCTACGCCTTCGTTATCCCTGTTAAATACCCAGTTACAGTAGTCAGTAGCTTGCTTGGCAGAGGCTTCGTCTCTTGGGCCTTGTGGCTCAAAAACAACAATGTTGTCTGAGCCTGTAAAGATGCGAACTAAAGAGGGTAGAGCACCATCAATTGCTTCGGCTACCTCACCAGTAACGATCTGAGACTTGCCTTCGACCTCGTTATTGTAAGGTTGACGTAAGTAAGCCTCAAGAGCCTGTTTACGTTGTTCAACTGTCTCACTTTCAATGTAGCCGATCGCATCCGAAATTTCTGCGTCAATTATCGACGACAAGTCGTTCGTTTCCATGTTTTTCCTTTGGAGGCCGTCCCATTCTGGGTTTGTCCGATTTTAACTCTTTAATAGCATTTTCTAACATTTCAATGCGGTTTTCAAGTTCTTTTACTTTTGGGGCTAGATTTACCCCTTGACGCTCTACATACATACTATTCTCCTGTTAAACAATCCAACTCGGTGCTTTGTTAATGGGTTTACCCCATGTAGAGTGACCTTCATCTAGACCAATTGCAAGCATCCTAAACGAGTCCGAGCCGTGGGATGACCAGTCATGCAATGGCCTTTCAAAGAATATCTTTCTCTTTTCGTCATAGTGCCTACGATAGTTTCTTAAACAATTTAGACCTATCTGTACGCTTGGGACATTAAACCAGCATCGAGGAAGAATCCTTCTAACGGCTTGGATGCCATCGTCAATGCTCATCATTGGAGCAATCTTTATTTGTAATCCTGCTTCTTCCAACATTTCAAGCCTACTCTTACCTGTTCCAAGTTCTCGTACTCGCACATCGTGAGGCAGTATGTGTTCAGCTTTTTCATAGTTGTTATCTCGCAACCATTTAACATAAGCATCTAAGCCTACCCCATGATTCTCGTAGTAGTCGATCAATCTGATCTCTGTGCCTACTAATTGAGCAACCCAGATAGAAGTAGAGTCACCCATACCCAAGTCCCAAGCGGTAAAGGTACGGCTGAGTTCCTCCCAAGGAATCTCTTGCATGTGCTTCTTGTCTTCTAGCTCGTTAAGGATTTGCCCATAGTAAGAACCCTCTACAGCAGCGTCAAAGGAACACTCAAACTCTTGGCGATACTTATCCTCACCCATCTCATTGCGAGCCGCCTTCAGTTCTGTGTCATCCACTACACCTGTCTCAGAGGCTTTGAACTCTAGCAAACCCCAACCATCCTCCTTCTCAGCCCTGTCTCGCAGTTCCTTGAAGTGGTTGTGTCCTTTGGGTGTACCAATGAATAAGCACCAACCTTTGCGGTCTGTCAGAGCAGGTCTAACGATGTCTGTCCATATCTTAGGGTTCTGATCTCCAACTTCGTCTAGGATTACTCCATCAAACCATTGTCCACGCAATGAATCTGGGTTATCCGAGCCATAAAGTTGAATCCTTCTGCTTCCTAAAAAATCAACTCTTAACTCTGAAATATTGTTTATTGCATCTAGTGGCTCAACATATTTAGTCAAGTAATCCCAAGCAACACGCTTTGCTTGCCCATAAGTCGGAGCAATGTAGGCATATCTAGCCATGTCATATTGGTTGTTGACAGCTTCCATAATCAAATGGTTTAAAGCTGAAACTGTTTTGCCAAACCTTCGATGTGCGACAACTACACCAAAACGCTTTTCTCCAAGCATTTCATGTATTTTTATCTGATGCTCTCTTGGTTTGTAGTCAATTTGGATTTCTACTTCTTCCATGTGACTACCATTTTCAAAGGCTTCTCAGTATCACTACCGACCTCAACAGCAGAAAGTCTTGGATGAATATATGGCGCAGCATCTTTAGCAACCCTTACAGCCGCCTCTTTGTCACCACTTTGATAGAAATCAATCATTGACTCAATCATCACCTCTAATGGCGTTAAACCCATCTCAGCGCACTTTTCTGCAATTTCTCTAGTCTTTGTAGTAACACTTCCTACTTTGCGACCAGCACCTGCTCTAGCACCACCACGAGATGATTTAATTTGATTATTTTCATTTGTCATTTGTATGACCCCTTATGTATCTAGCTATTGCCTCAAATACTTCTGGATTGTCGCAATCTGACTTTAGCCTATTTGCTTTCCACGATATTACACGAACATTTCCTTTGATGTAACCTTTTGTATTAACAACTTTATCAAGTGTAGGTGTTGATTCGCTTTTATGTCCATTTCCTTTTGAAGTTAAAGTGATACCAAGAACACAACACTTTTCAGGAATTGCACAATCTTCAACCTCAATGTTAAATGGAATATTTGAATTTCTTGCTCTGTTTCGAGCTTCAATCCAGATTGTTCTAGCTGGATTTTTATAGTATCTGACCTTACGCCACTCAACCCATATAGGATCTTGTCCATAAGATCTCATGCAAGGCTTACAGTAGCTTCCCCGACCAGTAGGAGATGATTTGTTTAAATAAAAATCAAGTGGGTTTTTATAAGTTTTACATCTTGAACAATGATGTAACTCTACCCCATCATTAACAACTACTCGCTGTTTCCGTTGCATTCACATTCCTTTCGGTTTGTGAATATTTTATCACAATATTTTGATAAATATTAAAAAGCATTTGTGTTTGACTCCTCTAGGGTTGGTCAAGGTTAAGTTAGTGATTACTCGCCTAGTAGTGACGGCATAAGTTCATAGAGTTTCTTACGCTGTTCTTCGTCTGCTAGTAGTCCTAATGGTAGCACACCAGCAAGAATGTCTGCTTCTTTAGTTCTAGTTGGGTCAAAAGCAGCAAACTTACTTCTAATCTGGTTTGGCTCAAATACAACTCCTACATCTACTAGCTTTGGACTACCTGCGCCAGCATCAAAAGTATTTTTAAGAATTAAGGCATCATGCCCCTTGCGTTTAGCTTCTTCAACCAAATCGTTGTAAGACTTCTCTCGGTATGCTTGACCTTTAAAATCGTAAACCATAGGGTTTTCATAACGCAATGCAACTGGCATTACATTACCGCCTTCTTGCGTCTTATCAATTAAGGCTCGTTCAGCAGCAATTGCTTTAAAGTTATCAATCTCTTTTATTGCAGATTTAGCAGCTTTTTCACCAACCAAGTCAACAAGTTCTGTTTTTAGATTATTAAACTGCTCTGGTGTGTAAGTGTTATACCAACCATAAGGCATCAGTTCTTTATATTTTTTATCTAATAACTCTGCTTGTGCTTGTGGATGTTGCAGACTATAAAAAGTTTGGTTAATCTTTTCAGTCATTGTGTCTCTAGCATCACCATACTTGGCAACCAATAACTGAGCATCATTCATGCGTTTTATTTCGCTATCCTCTGCAATGAGCATTTGTTTCTCGTACTCATCCCAATTTCCACGCTTTTCAGCAGACTTAGCTTTACGCATTGCTTCTCTATATTCTCTTGACCCACCAATCTGTGCATATCCTGATGCTGTTTCAGCACCATGACCTTTCATGGACACAGTATTTAGTGCTGCAATTTCTTCGTCAGTTTTACCTAATTTCTTTAAAAATTCAATAGACTTAGGGTCTGTTGTTTTTTGCAACATTGCTGCTGGAGGGTTTTGTGGGTCACGAGCAAAGAAAAAGCCTTTTTTAGCACTTTCAGCACCAGTTGCCTCACCTAACAAGCCCTTGTCAAACGCTTTAATATCACCTGTACTTCCGTGATACCAACCATAGTCATACCCCTGTTGCAATGAACGAGTGTATGGATTTGGTGATTGACCAATCCTCTCTGCTGCTTCTTTAGCCATCTGCTGATTTAAAGCAGGAGTTATTTCTTTAATACTTGCACCTACTGGTAAACCCTTAGTAAGTGGGGCTAACAAAGGTGCGGCTTGACCTAACAAGCCTAAAGCAAACGCTGGCTCTGCGGCTTTTCTAATCTTTTCGTAATCAGGATTTAGAACACTAAACCCCATTTGGTCAGGAGCAGTACCTAACAATCCCTGAACAACCGCATAGGTGCGAGGGTCTGCCAATGTGTTTACATCACGCTGTGCGGCTAAAGCCCTAGCCCTAGCACCTTGACGCTGTAAATTAGGATTACCAAAAAATGCGCCTAGTTCAGCCATTATTTCATTCTGCCCATCTTCTTAGCAGCAGAACTAATTGCAATGGCGAGAGCCTGTTTTTGGTCTTTGACAACCTTACCACCCTTACCAGAGTGCAGTTCACCCTTGCCAAATTCTTTCATCACAGTAGCCATCTTAGCTTTGCCTGCTTTATTCATCTTTGGAGTTTTCATTTCTTGTTCCTCGCAGAAATTGATTTAGCCTTTGCCTTGGCATCAGCTTTTGAACTCGCACCCCACGCTTGGAGGCTTTGCAACAAACGGGTAGGGCTACCATCAGGTTTTCTCTCAGGCCCTGCCATACCGCCCATACGGGCTAGGAATGAGGCTCTGCGAGGGTTATCGCCAGATTTGACAGGAGGCTTTAGATTGCTCCCTGCATTTTCACGCTCGTAAGACTTCCGACCCTTTTCATTGAGTCCGCCTTTAGGGTTCTTACCCTCCTTACGAGTCCAAGCTGCGCTCATTTTTTCTTAGCAGTCTTAGCCGCTTGCTTAAACGCAGACGCAGTTGGCGCACCCTTCGCACCCACTTTACGCATACGCTCTGGAGTCTTGCCAGCAGCCTTTTGCGCCTTGATGCGTTCTTGTTTGGCATGAATGTTAGCGTAGAGGCCGTTCATTTTTTAGGCTTCTTTGCTTTGTTCTTTGCAGTACGCTCACCCCTGACAGGCATGGGTTTAGTCTTTTTCTGCATAAGTTTCTGCATCATTTCTATCGCTTGCTGATTTGTCGTTCCCATGTTTTTCCTCGGTTATTGGCCCACCTGCAATCCATGCCTCACAAGTTCTCTTAGAGGCACACTTAAAATCAAACACTTCGCAGTAACCTAAGTCACCAGCGTCAATCACTTCCCAAGCATCCATCTCGGTGTCGCCCATCTCCAAGCCTGTCTCAATACAGGAGAGCATCTTTGGTGTTTGGATGAAAGCGGAACAATTGCCACAGCGAGACTTCTTAGCCTGATCTGGTGAGTTTCTCCAAGTCTTAGAGATCTCACGCCAGTAATCCATGTTGGCTTCGTTGGGATTCATTGGGCCATAGTTAGCCTTGTCGATGGCCTTCTGACGATTTTCAAGATTGACCTCTACATCGCCTGTAGCAACAGGACAAGCCTTGCCACTTTTCTCTTGGCTTTGTATCTCAATTTCAATCTTTACGGAGGGTTCAAGCAAACCAGACATAACAGTCCTCAAGGAGTTTGTACTATTTTCGCACAAAAAAAGAGGGCATACAAGCCCTCAAAACTCATGGCAACTGAGTGCCTCTATCCTATCAACTTTCTCAGGGTTTCGTTTAAAACTGACATTTCTGTGTGCTTATAAACCGACCATATCCTAGCTTGCCCATGAATTCCATTGTGGCTACCCTGATGGCAATCCTTACATAGCGGAATACAAAGGTACTGCTGATGTTGCTCAATGTGGTGAGCATCTGATGGCCCTGCCTGACCACAGACCCCACAAGGCATCTCTTTGACCCTTGCTAGGTGTAATCTCTCACGGCTAGAAAGTTTGTTATTCAATCTCTACCACCAGATTCCCATGTGACCTTATGTAGTCTTTTGTTTTCTGAATGTATCTCTCAAACTCTGATCTTGAGATACTTCCCTGTTGCAGATCAGCATATTCGATCAATTCTCTGATGGCTTTTATACCCTGACCATCCAATCCCATCTTCTTTGTCTCTTGAAAGCGTATAGCGGATTTGTGGAGGCTGTCCTGTGCTGTTTGGCATACAGGTAGCACTTCTGGGCCTATCCCATTCTTTCCCATCATCTCAGACAGGTTTAGAACATCTACCAAGGTACGCCAGTCAGAGATAGTTCCAGAGCCTTTTGTCATTGCGTCTAGTGCTGAGTACTCAAGGAGTCTTAGTTTGTCCAGCTTGTCCCTCTGGGTTATCGATGCCCCGATTATTGCGTGAACAGTCGGGTCTATCAGATTCCAATGCTTTCTCTTTGTTTTCTTTCTCATTGTCTCTGCCAAATATGGCATCCCATCGGTTTGAGTATTCTTGATTGCTTACAGAAAATGGCCGACCAATTGACCCTTTGCTCATTTTTTCATACCTCTTACGAAAGCAGCGAAACTCTGTGCAGTATCACCAAATGACTTCATTAAACTGAACTCATGGGCTACCTCATCTAGCGTCTTATTGCGTACTGGACAGTTCCTTCCTTGGGTACAGTCATAAGTGCAACAGTCCATGCCACTAGATTTGTTTGCTCTTAATATCTGCTTACCAAGGTTGCTTTGTCTTTCAACATCGTTAAAGGCTTCGTCTTCCTCTTTTGTCCATTCAGTCATAACTCACCCTCTAAGTTAGCAATATGTGTCTGCAAGTCAACGATGCGGGCTGTTTGGCTTTCTAATATTTTGTCTTGGTCAGCCATCAATTTTTCTACATTTTTTATCCATGCGTTTGCTTCACGCAATTCATCTAGTGTTATGCAGTGCAAATCAACAGCCTTCTGATATTCTTCTTTCCAATCTGGTTGATAGTTCAAATCTACAGGCTCATCCTTCGCTTCTAGTGAGGCTTTAATGGCGGTGATGGCATCTCTGCATTGAACAACCTCGTACAAGCCGCCTGAGATAGACGCATCTAACACCTTTGGAGAATCATCTAAAACGCCTTCCAAAGCCTCCAATGCAAGGCGTAATGCTTCGTCTTTAGTCATGTCTTCACCTGTAAAGATATAGGTACATAGATGCAAGCCTTGTCCTTGGAGTTCTTGACGTTGACAGGGTTAGGCAGTAACCGCCTTTTACAGTTACTGCACTTTGCATCTGGCTCTTTTGGTTTGCAGCCTAAAAGCATTAGATGCCCCTCATGTCGTAGTCAACAGTAGCCGAGTGATCTGCCTCGTCTAAAAGGTGCTTGGCAAGGCGCATACTTCCCTCGATCTCTAATTCTTTGTATTGCTCAACAGTAAAGATACCCATGACGTTTCTGCCCTCAAACCAGACTTCCTCGATGTTCTCGTTATAAGTGCCTTCTTCGTCTTGCTCGTATTCCATCACGACAGTAACGATTACAGAGCCTTCACCAATGGTTGTGTCAAATTCGTATTTCATTTCTTAATCCTTAAAAGTACCCTTGCGAATTGCTTGGGCTGACGTAAGTATAGCAAAGAAATAAACAAAATGTTTACCGATCAACAAATATATCTAGGTACTTTCCCTAATCACAGATCAATTCCATTTTCTGCTGACCAAGCATAGAGCCACTCTACAAACTCGCTTGCTTGCTCTTTGGTGAACTTACGCGTCTGAAGCCCTAACTGGACAATCCCTGTGCCATCAAGGTTAGGGACAATCTTTCCTTGTATGTTTTCAGTCTCACGCAAGAATTGGTCAACCAGTAACCGCTTCCAATCCTCGGTAGACCACTTTGCACCTAAGTGCTGTGCTTGCTTGGCAATATCGCCAATCATTGCGTGATATTTTTCCTCTTGCTCACGAGTTTTACTGACCAGCTTGATCTCCATAGTGAGATGTTTTCCAGCATCCAAGGCTTTGGTTATCTTGTCCCAATTTAGACGAATACTGGTTTTCGCCTGTTCTGTGCTTGTCAGTTGGAGAATCATTCCAGACACTCCTTAACGCAAATATCTACACCAGCTTGGCTTGAGTAAACCTTAGTTACATGGATATTGACGATCTGCGAATCATCCTTATAGACCACAGAATTCATGCCATCTTCTACGCTTTTTAGGATGTTGGAGGCATCAGGCTTCTTAATTGGTTGCTCAGAGCCATTTAAACAAGCCTCTATGCGTTTTTTAGAGTGTGACTTAGGAATGGATACTCTGATGTATAGGTAAAGCGTTACAGGGGTTTCTAGTGGCTCGGAACTTCCCATTGCTTTGATGGCTGCTTCTTTAATCAAAGATTCGTAAGTTCTGGTTTTCTCAGGGGTGTAAGCAGAAACAAAGTTTCCACGTTTGACATACCTTGCTCTTTGTTTTCCAACTGGGTTGCCTTCTACTGTGAAATTTACAATAAATGTCATTCAAGTGTCCCATCCTTAATTCTGTTCATGTAAGTACGAATCCTGTCTCTAGCACCAGAGCCATAGATTCGTTCTGCTCGCTCTAGCCGACCACGCACAAAGTCTCTGTCTTTGTTTGTTTCCCAAGTGCGATAGAGTTCCCTTGCTTCTGCTTGCTCAAGGATTACCCTATCGCTAGGGCTTTCGATATTCTTACGACTCCAAGTCACCAGTAAGCTCCAATGCTTTGTTTATCAGGTGTATAGGGTAAGGTACGCCCTCACGCACCTTGTCTAGTAGTTTCATAGCGTCAGAGTGGCTCATATCAACTCCAATGATTGTTGAGCCAATCTTTTTTGCTGAAGTTTTCCATACTCAGGATTTAACTCACATCCAAGATACTTTCTACCAAGGTCTTGAGCAACTTGTGCAGTCGTTCCAGAACCCATGAATGGGTCTAAAACAATTCCTCCAACTGGTGCGCCAGCCATGATGCAAGGTTCAATCAAATCGCTTGGAAATACAGCAAAGTGAGCGCCAGCGTAAGGCTTAGTGGTGACTGTCCAAACGCTTCGCTTGTTACGATTACCATCAAACTCTTTCATGCCTTTGGTGTGTGTTGCACCCGTAGCCGAATAACCACCACTTTCATGCTTTTCGCCAGCAAAAAAAGGTGCTTTATATCTGTTTGCGCTTCCTTCTGGGTCTACGCTTGCTTCTTTAATTGACTCAGCATCGTAATAATATTTTTGCGACTTACTCAACAAAAAGATGTACTCATGCGCTTTAGTACAACGATCTCCAACAGATTCAGGCATTGGATTTGGCTTGTGCCAAATGATGTCTTGGCGTAGATACCAGCCATCTGCACGAAGGGCAAAGGCCAACATCCAAGGAATACCAATTAAGTCTTTGGTTTTCAGGCCAGTGGCGTGTAACTTGTCTAACTTTCTATCGTTGGCTGGCATATTGTTTCTGCCTTCACGCTGATACTCAGGACTAGCCCTAGCAAAACCATTTGTATTGCAATAGCTATCACCAATGTTTAGCCATAAAGTCCCATCATCCTCAAGAACATCCCACACACATCGGAAAACTTCAACCAGTTGCTTAATAAATTCTTCTGGTGTTTCCTCATGTCCAATTTGACCTTCGTGACCATAATCACGCAAACCAAAGTAAGGTGGGCTAGTTACACAAGTTTGTGCCTTGATTCTTTGTTTAGCCCAATTACGCATTGTTTCTCTGCAATCACCAAATTCAATCTTGTTCATGCTTTTCTCCTTAACTCAGCCATTCTTGCTAAAACTTCTAGCGGAATAGGAACTGCCTTCTTGTCATCAGCTTTAATCTTTTCCAATGCAGGGTCAGGCTCATTTGATGGCGGAACTGTGAGCCTTATGTTGTCAGCAGGGTTTGGTTTAACAACCCAATCTGCTTTAAATGCTTGCCAACCACGAACAATACATTCCTCCAAGGCTTTCTCTAAAGTCCAACCAGCCTTGATTGCTTCATTGGTTAATGAATCAATGGCTCTTTGAGTTATCGGTGCTTTTTTGGCTTTCCTCAAAGATTTGAATTCTTGCCAAACAGAATCAGAAACACCGACAGGTGTTGCAACGATAGTTGCTTTATTCTGTATCTGTTTCTTATCTGTATCTGTATCTATAGCGTTACTTTGACGTTTCTGTAACGTTTCATCATTGTTACTTGGTTGTTTCTTTTTGTCTCGATGCTTGCGAACCCTTGTGGTGCTTGAATCTGAGACAAATTGACGTTTATCCCAATTCAACAAATTCCATTGCTTATCAATAAAATTCTTACTGATGAACAGTTGTTTTGTTTCAATGAGTTCTGCTTCTGATAAGCGTAGTTGAAACGCTATCTCTGTTTCATGTAACGTTTCAAGTGTCTCGCTACATCTAAGGCACATAAGCATGACATAACGTCTTTGCATAGCCTCTGAAAGCATTTGAATTTTAGGGTCGTGTGCGAACTCCGAATAGAGTCGAAACCAAGGATTAGCCATAGTGTGTGCCGCTTTTTAAACCACCCTTAAAGGAATTGCCAGCAGGAGAAGGGTTAACTCTTTTCGGTTGGGTAGCAACTCCCGACCTAGCTGGATTCCATAATAGCAAAATTATTCTACTTTGTAAACTTCAAATAAATTGATTATTTGTGATTTCTTTCGCAGGTCTTGGTCTGCCAAGCAATCGTTTAGCTTGTGCGTTCATCACAGCATACTCTGATTTGCTAAAGATACCCTTGGCGTTACGAATGTCAAAAGGGTTCAGCAAGCAGCGAGTTTCGTTTTTTGGTTTGTTCTCAATCAAGTGGTCAGCAAGGGTGTACTTAGCCACTCTGTAGCGACCAACCTTGACCTCCTCGGTTGTTAGATCACCTTTGTAGCGTAGTTTCTTAGCTGTGGACAGGACAGAGGATTTGGGCATACCTGTTAAGTCACAGACTTCTTGTGAAGTAAGTGGGCCATTCTGGAGGGCTTTAATTATTGCTTCTTGTGTCATTTGTTTCTTGGTTTAATGGAATAGCTGGGCCTCTACGAATGTTGCAACCTTTGCAAGTCGGTACAACTTCTAGCGGTTTGTTGTAATCTCTATGTTCATAGCATTGGGCAGGTTTGCCACAATCTACACATATCAATGTAGATACATGGGGAAGTAAGCCTTTTTTTACTGCCTGATTTACCTTTGAGGCAGCTTGTGCTTGACCATTTTTTTTAGGTCTTAGATCGCAACAAGTCCAACAGAATTTTGCACTATTTTCTCTGCCAATAATTTCTTGATTGCAATCGGCACACAATTTAGTCATTTCTTAATCCTTTTGTTTAAGAAAAGTTTTGGGTAAGCCAATTTGACAGATGCGGGTATTCCCCTAGTCATCCAGTTATTAATTCTTTGCTTAGATGTAATGCCTAGCTTTTTTGCAAGCATGGTAGTTCCACCTAAAAGTGCTATCAATTCTTTGTCTGATTGGATTTGATCTTGTTTGTTCATAGTTGCATCATAACAACAAAATTCATAAAAGTAAACGCTTTGTGAAAATAATTTAAACATTTCGTTTATTTGCGTTATACTTACGTCAGCCCACAACAAATCGTAAGTGGGTCTTTTTAAGGAAAACAAGATGAACTTCGAGAAAATCATGGATTACGTTACAGCAATATCAATCGGTGTTGGCATGGCAGTTTTACTGGTTGCATGGTGGTCAGCATGAACACAAGATTCTTAGTCCACGTTCGTAAGATATTTGCCAGCTACGATGCCCCTCCAGAGGTCATTAGAGGCTACCAAAAGCAATGGGTGAAGTCAGTACGCCAGTTAGGTGATAAATGGCTTGTAGCTAAACAGGTGCAGAGAATCCAATGACAAGACAAGACGCAATCAAAGACTTATCGCATGGTGAGTACTGTTGCTACTGTACTGAACAAAAGACCTACGGCTCTTGCTGTGGAGAAAACCACTTCGTACCTTTTGAGGATTTATACGAGGAAGACAAAGAAGCAATGATCGAAGAATATTTAAGTCAAGGAAATGAAGATGTCAATTGAAGCACTACTCAAGACGAATGTTAATGAACACACAGAAAAGAAAGCTAACCTAACCTACCTGTCATGGGCTTGGGCATGGGCAGAGGCTCTCAAAGCAGACCCTAAAGCTACCTTCAAGGTAGAGATGTTTGATGGCAAGTGCTACATGGAGATTAACGGCACAGCAATGGTCTGGGTGACAGTTACCATGTTTGACAAGCCTATGACCTGCCAGTTGCCAGTTATGGACTCAAGTAACAAAGCAATCCCTCTTAAAGGCTATACAGCAGTCTCTAAGTACGGCAAAGAGTATCGGGTTGAGTGTGATGCGTTTGCGGTTAATACAGCCATTATGCGCTGCATGACTAAAGCACTTGGCTTGCATGGTCTTGGTTTGTACATCTATGCTGGTCAAGACTTGCCAGATGAAGATGCGCCACCAGAAAAGGTCATCATCACACCTACTCAGGGTGCAATGGACAACATCCCAGAGGATGAACAGATTTATCTCAAAGAGTTAGCAATGGACTTAATTGCTCTCTGTGATAAAGAAGAACCTAAGACAGCTTGGGTGAAGTTGGAAGCAGAGAACCTAGATGCTGAACAAAAAATAGCATTGTGGACTCTGCTGCCTAGTAAAGTAAGAAGTTCCTTGAAAAAGGCTAAGGAGTTATAAATGGAGAGAGTATTTCATGCCCCAGAAGGATATAAAAGGCTCACGATTAACTTGCGTGAGGATATTCATAAACAAATAAAACTAATTGCTGTGCAAGAGGAATCTACTGTTACAGACATTATTTCAAAGTTTCTTGAAAAAGAAATTGCATACAAAGAAAAGAAAGCAAAGGAAATTTAAATGGAATACGACAACAACAATCGAGGCTCGCTCTTTAAGAACGACCGCAAAGACGATGCTAAATTTCCTGATTACAAAGGAAGCATTAACGTAGATGGAACTGACTACTGGCTATCTGCTTGGATTAAAGTCAGCAAGGATGGAAACAAGTTTATGTCTCTGTCTGTTAAAAATAAGAACGCAGACGCTTCTCTGCAACCTAAGAAAAAGGTTAAGCAAGAAGAATTTGACGATTCAATGCCTTTCTAGGAAATATATGATTAAAGTAGATGACCCTTGGATGCACAGATCAAAACACATGAGTTGCATAACTTGTATGTGGTTTGTGGCAAAAGCT